GTCTGACCAGCGCCAAAGCGGGAGGAATGAGTTGATGGATAAAAACGGGTCCGGGAAGACGGAAATTCGCCTCCCAAGGTGGCTGCAGCACCTGGTTTTTGGAGGCGCGGTCACGAGCCTTGGCGCGATGGTGTTCACGCTCGCCGAAAAAGAGCCGAAATTACTCATCGAGACGCTGCAAAAGTTCGGGCCAGCCACGTTTCTCGGATTGGTCGCGCTGGTGATTTTGGATCGAGGCTTAAAAAGTGGCGCTGCCATCTTGCGCGAAGGAACTGCGGCGCAACAAAAGCTCGCTGATGCGGTGCAGGCGATTTCCGCCAGAGATGACGAGCGCTCGCGCGAAATGGAATTGATTGTCGATCATGTGGCGCGCGGTATGCGGGACGTGAAGAGCGAGACCAGGGAAGTGAAAAAGCAGGTCGGAGAAGTAGTGGATCAGGTAGCTGCATTGCGATCAGAGCTGAAGGAGAAAGCACATGGACATTCTGCTGGCGGATAACATCCGGCAATTACGCTCGGCAATCCTGCAGATCGTTTACGAAAACCATCTGAGGCAGCGAAGCCGTCTGCGAATGATACCGCTGTACGGAGCGGTCACCAGGCTGTATTTCGATGTCAGCGAGGATGAATTCATCACGGTTCTGCAGGACCTGAAGGAGCGGGGCTATCTCAGCTTTCAGCGCGATGAAGAGCTGTATCGCAAAAAGCGCAAGACCATGATTGGCGAGATTCAGGTATTGCCGGCTGGCCGCGACCTGGTGGAGAAAACCCGCGTCGATCCAGCGGTTGACTTTGATTGATTTTTCTTTTTGCTGAAGCCATGCCCACTCGGCCCAAAACCGGAGACAAGCGCAAGACGCGGCAGCCGCTCAAGATCGACAAGCTGCCGATGGAGATGCGTGACGCGATTCAGCGCTTGCGCGCCGAGGGGCGAACGTGGGAAGAGATCGAGGAGCTGTCGCCCAAATTGGAAGGCTGGGACAAGCTGCCATTGACCGTGCTCGAACTTTTCCCGGACATGAGAATTCCGCGATCTTCGCTGCAGCGCTGGTATGACCTGCGCGTCGAGCAGATCAGGCGCGAGGTAATGGCGGACTCGGAGCGGGCGCGGGAATTTGCTTCGACCTTTGCGCGAGGCGGTTTTGAGCAACTGCCGGATGCGGTCCGCAATGCGCTTGGCGACCAGATTTTCGCTTTGATGCAGAGCGCAGAAGCAACAGACAAACAGCAGTTCCGCAAGGAGTTGCTGAATTTAGGAATGCTGCTGGCCGAGCAGCGCAAGCTCGACATCAAGGAGCGGCAGCAGCAGACCAATGAAAAGGCCCTGGAGTTGAAGATCCAGCAGATGAAAGAAAAGGTCCAGGTGCTCAAGAAAGAAGTGGCCGAGAAGAAAAAGGAGTTGAGTCCAGAGGAGCTGCAAAAGAAGCTGGACGAAATTTACGGACTTGGACAAGCCTAGAACCAAACTCGACAAAGGCAAGTCGCCTGCGATCACTGCGGCCCTGGTCATCCTCTACGCCTACCAGAAGCGGTGGATCGAGGATGAGGCCCGGTTCAAGCTGATGGTCAAGGGCAGGCAGACCGGCCTGACCTTCTCGACTACGCTTCGGCACGTCCGCCGGCGACTGGCTAGGAAAGGAACCACGGTTTGGATTTCCGCTTCCGAGCGCCAATCGCTGGAGGCGATTGAATATTGTAAGGTTCATCTCAGCGCTCTGCGCGAAGCCTTCGACTATGAAGAGATTGAATTGCCGAAGACAGATGAGAAGGCTTACCAAATCACCTTCCGCCACAATGGCTCGCGCATCATCGCCATGCCCGCGAACCCCGATACCATCCGGGGATTTTCCGGCGATGTGGTACTGGATGAGTTTGCCTTCCACCGCGACCCGGTAAAAATCTGGCGCGCGGCCATGGCCATCATCAGCCGCGGATTCAACCTGGAAGTCATCTCGACGCCTAACGGCCAGAGCGGGAAATATTGGGACATCTGCAATGCTGCCGGGGTCGATCCGCTGGGCGGGATGGAAGAGTGCTGCTGGACGAAGGGGATTTGGTCGGTGCACTGGCTGGATATCTATTCCGCCGTTGCTGAAGGTTGCCCGGTCGATGTAGCCGCATTGCGTGAGGCTGCTGGCGATGAGGACACATGGCTTCAGGAATATTGCTGTGTCTTCCTGGCCGATGCTCAAAACTACATTCCGATGGAGCTGGTGGTAGCTTGCGAGAGCGTGGATGCCCGCCTCGATACTCCTGTCGATCAGCTTGGCGGCTCGATCTATTGCGGTACTGACATAGGGCGCAAAAAAGACCGCACCATTAATACTGCGCTGGAGAAGGTAGGCGACGTTCTATGGATGCGCCGCATGGACACATTGGAGCGCACTCCGTTTGGCGTGCAATTTGATTGCATCGACCCCATTGTGCAGCGGTCGCGCCGCTCCTGTGTAGATGCTACCGGTATCGGTGCTCAATTGGCCGAAGATCTGGCGATCAAGCATGGGCAGGGCAAAGTTGAACAAGTTGTCTTCAACATCGACAACAAAGAAAAGATGGCGACGGCCACGAAGCGATTATTTGAGGAACGGAGAATCCGCATCGTCTCGGCCCCTGCACTGCGGCGCTCCATCAACGCAGTGAAGCGCTATAGCAGCCTGACGGGGCATTTCCGCTTCGATGCCGACCGCACCGACCAGGGTCACGCCGATGAATTCTGGGCGCTGGCGCTGGCGATAGCGGCAGCGTCTGGTCCATCGCTTTCCACCGACTTTATAGCCAGTGTGAGCAGCCAGGCACATACCTATATGGGGGCCGCATGAGCGATGTCGTGAACATGTCCGCAACCGTGCCGGAGAAGCCGCCCGCGCAGGAGCTGGTCACGCCGCAGGTCCTTGAAGGCATTCACCGAACCGTGCTATCTCTAGCGAATGCTTTTGCCGGCGTCTCTGATCCAACTGTGATCTGGACGGCAATGATCCGGGACTTCCGCAGCGCTTTCATCTATTACCGCGAGCTGGAAGAAAAGGACGACGACGTTTCTTCGGCGCTCGAAATGCTGAAGCTGGCGGTGCTGTCGCGCGACCGGCAGATTATGCCTGCCGATGATTCCGGCCAAGCGCAGGACGTGGCCAAGTTCGTCCAGGAGCAGTTTGCCCAGGTGCCAGCATTCCATGAGGTGCTGGAAGGGCTTCTGGATGCGCCTGGTTATGGAATCTCTGTTGCGGAAATTCTCTATGACGTGAGCGCCGGGCAGGTCGGTTTGATTGACATAAAGGACCGGCCACAAGAGCTGTTCAGCTTCAATCCGCAATACCAGTTGCAAACCGGTCCATTGCGCCTGATGCAGAACCCATTCGCCATCGACGGTGGCGATCTGGTGCCGGAAGAAAAGTTCCTGATCTTCACCTTCAGGCCGCGCAGCGGCAACCGGCGAGGACGGCCTTTGTTGCGCCGCTGCTTCTGGCCGAGCTGGTTCAAGCGCCAGGCGCTGCGCTTCTGGTTGCGTTTCGGGGAAAAAGGTCCGGGCACTGCGGCGGTGATGTATCCGGCCGGCGCTAACGACGATGAGAAGCAAAAAGCCCTGGCCGCTGCTGAAGCCATCGTGGAGAAGATCGCCATCGCAGTGCCGGAGAATTTCCAGCTCGTGAAGGATTTGCTCACCTCGGCGCGCTCGCAGAATCCAGCGGTCTATGAACGCTTGGTGGACAAGATGAATTACAAGATCGCGAGAGTGATTCTCGGCCAGACGCTGACCTCCTACGGCAATGAAGGAGGAACCGGATCGAAAGCGCAGGGCAGTGTCCACGCCAAGATGTTCTACCTCAAGGAAGTCGAAGTTGCCATCAAGTTGATGACGGTGATCAACGATCAGCTTGTGCGCCCTCTGGTGCTGTGGAACTTCGGCCCGGGTGCTCCCATGGCCAAGTTCTCCATCGATACCCAGGACGAAGAGGACCTGGTACAGAGGATCGGGATCGACGCGCAAGCCCAGACGATGGGAATGCCGATCACAAAAAGCTACATGATTAACCGCTACGGATTTCCGCAGGCTAAAGATGGAGATGAAGTGCTCACTCCTCAAGGCTCAGCGGGTGCGATCTCCAGCGGCGCGGCTGCGATACCGAGCTTCAGTGATGACGAGGCTCAGCACAATCTGGCGGAAGTGCGAGAGATGCTGAAGGGTTTGGGTGCGGGGCTTGGGGATATCTACAAGCAACGCATTCACCAGATCGCCGAGGCGGTGCGTGGAGGCAGTGTCCAATGAAGACTTCCCACGCGCGCGCGGCTGCTGTATCCGCTTCCCACATCCTGATGGCGCAGTTTCAGAAGCAGGTAGGCGGCATCCTGGCGGAATACTTGGCGGGGTTTGACTTGCTGGGCCGGGCGCACGTCATCGAGGCCGCGCACAAAAAGACCGGCAAGAAATTCAAGCTGGCCACCAGCACGCGCTTCGCGGCGCTGGCTTTTGAGACGGTACCGCCCACGCAAGCTATTCAGCGGGTGCTGAACCTGATTGGTATGAGCCGCGATGCTTTTGACGGACTCTCGCAGCGCTACCAGCAGCAGGCTTTCACCATCGCCGGAGTCAGCGACGTGAAGCTGATCGAGAAGATCAAGCAAGCGCTGGCTGATGTGATGGAGAGCGGCGGCACAATCGAAGATTTCCGCAACGCAGTCGATGAGCTTACCAGCGAGTCTTCGGTAGCGAAGCTGGCCAAGACGCAGATCGATAGTGTTTTTCAAACCGCCGTGCAGAGTGCTTACCAGGGCGGGCGGCTGGAGCAGATGTCTGCCCCGGAAGTCAAAGCTGCGCTGCCTTACTGGGTGTATCGCACGGCTGGCGATGATCGCGTCAGAGAGTCGCATGAGGCGCTGGATGGCTTTGCCGCGCTCAATGATGACGCGGTGTGGGGAAAGATTTATCCGCCGTGCGGGTACAACTGCCGCTGCACGGTAACGGCGGAAGGACCGGACGACGTGGATAAGGATGCTGACACACCCGGCCTGGATCGATTGCCGGATGAAGCGGCTGATCTTCCCGAGTTTGTGGAGGCTGCATGAGTTTAAACGGGCAATGGATCGAGCTCTTTCGCGCCGGTGACTATGGCGCCAAAGGCAAATATACGCAGGCCGACATCGACAAGATGGTGGCCAACTACGATCCGTCGCATCACGAAGCGCCGATTGTGGTAGGGCACCCGGAGCACGACGCACCGGCTTTCGGATGGGTGGAAGCGCTGAAGCGCGCAGGCGATGTGCTGCTGGGAAAGCTCAAACAGGTGCCCACCAAATTTGAAGAGCTGGTCAAGCAAGGGATGTTCAAGAAGCGCTCGATCAGCTTGTACCGCACGGCCGATGGACCGGCGCTGCGGCATGTAGGTTTCCTCGGCGCCATGCCGCCCGAGGTGAAAGGCCTGGCCGATGTGAAGCTTGCTTCTTTTGGCGCAGGAAAATTTGAGGCAATTGAATTCAGAGAGGAGCACGCATTGGACCCTAACGAACTTTCGAAACCTATTATCCAGTCTTTGAAAGACTTCTTCACCGAACTCTTCAAAGGCAAAAAGATCGAGAACTTGAGCGAAGGCGAGCAGGCCAAGGCCATCGAAGCAGCCGTGGCGGCCGCCGTCGCACCACTGACCACCAGCGTCACCGAGCTGGAAAAGAAAGTTAACGAAGGGGCCACGGCCAACGCTGCTGGTGCGGCGGCGGCTGCCTCGCAAGCCCAGGTGGCGCTGGCGGAAAAGCAGATGCAGCGCGTTAAAGACAGCAAGCGATGGATTCCTGCTTTCGACAAGATGGGATTGCCGGCGATCTTCACCGAACTGGCGAAATCATCGGCGATCAGCTTCGGCGAAGGCGATAAAAAGACCGAGAAGCCGGCTGTCGAAGCGTTCGCCGACTTCATGATTGGCTTGTCGCAGATCGTGCCAAGCGGCGAGCTAGTAAATGGCCAAGGGCGCGCACAAGGAACGCTCGTGCAGTTCAATGAGCCTGCCGATCGCAATACCGTGGTCGATCAGGACTCTGCAGCGCTGGCAGAGGCTGCGCAGGATATGGTCAACAAGTCCAACGGCAAAATGAATTTTGGAGAAGCATTGAAGCAGCTACGGCGCACAGGCAACTACGCCGTTGCTGGAGGATCGTCCTCCGGCGCTGTGTAAACATTTTTGTTTTTGTGAGCGCAAGTTAGCAAGCGGACCGTCAGACGCGAACACTGGCGGAGAGGGAGAGAAATGGCGAAGACGCAGTTTGGGGTTGTAGCGCCCAATGTAACTCGCAGCTACAAGTGTGACGCGGTGATAGGAGCCGGCCTGGCTGTCATTGCCGGAGCGGCTTCCAATTCCGTGGCCTTGCCGGGCGGCGCAAATGTCCGGGCCGTAGGCGTGACCGCAGCGGCATCAGCCAACATTGGCGACCCGATTGCCGTGGTCGAGATCGGTGAGGTCACGGCCATCGCTGACGCTGCGATTGCACGCAACCAATGGGTGATGGTGAACGCAGCCACCGGGCAGCTCGCACCGGTTGGCGCAGTCGCTGGCACCAATTATGAAACCGTGGGCCTGGCGCTCGAAGCGGCGGCAGCCCAGGGCGACGAGTTTCTGCTGCTGGTGATTCCGCAGCGGGTTCAAGGGTAAGAAGATTCCCCTCGCGCGCTGAGGGCTTAGTAACGGAGGAGAGAGAAAAATGCCACCTGGAGCAATAGTCAATCCCGTACAGGGAAAAATAGATGTAGCGTTATCGCAGTTCGCGCGGGGATATCGAAACAACACGCTTGTTGCCGAAGAACTTTTCCCGCGCGTGGAAGTACAACGGGAATCGGATTTTTACTGGCAGTTTGGCCGTGAGAATCAGGCATTGCGCGAAAACACCAACCGTGCGCCTGGCACGGCGGCTGAGCGCATCCAGCAATCCTTGTCGAAGACCAAGTACTTCACCACCGATCATTCGCTCGCGCGTCTGATCACCGACGAGGAGCGCGGAAACTTTATGGCCGGTGACCTTGAACAATGGGCCACGCAGGCGCTAATGGACAAACTGCTGCTAGACGAAGAAGTGTCTGTGGCGGCGTTTGCAACCAACACAGCGAACTACGCCAACACCAATTCCATTACGCTGGCCGGGCAGTCGCAGTGGTCCGATCTGGCAAACTCAACCCCAATATCGGACGTGGAGACGGCCAAGAGCCAAATCCGGCAGATCGGCGCTGAAGCCAACACCATGATCATCAGTGATCCGGTCTACCAAAAGCTGCGCGTTCATCCTGCCATCCTGGACCGCTTCAAGTACGTCCAGGCTGGACAGATCACGCTGCAAAACCTTGCGGCTGTCTTCGGCGTTGAAGAGGTATTTCTAGCCTCGGCAGTCCAGCTCGATAAAAACGATAACGCGAGCTTCGTTTGGGGCAAGCATGTCGTGCTGGCCTACTGCCAGGACAATCCCACGATGATGGACCCAAGCTTTGGCAAAACCTTTGTTTGGACGCAGGCTCCAGGGACCGTGGGCGGGTTTGTAACCGAGATCGCGCGGGAGACGCCAGCCAGCAAGAAGTCTGATGAACTCGCAGTGCATTGGTATTACGGCCAGGTAGTGACCTCGAACATCTCCGGCTACCTGATCAAGAACGCCGTGGGCTAACGATATCCATCGTGATTCTCGCGATGGAAATTCGGAGGTGGAAGGAGGTCGTCGGAGAATCGCCAGAGCCATTGCCAGGCGCAGTCGCTTCTGCTCGTAAGTGGCTGCGCCACGGCAATGAAATAGACACCCGTAACTTTTAATTTGAACACAAGGAGAAACCAATGAGGAACGCGTTTTTGATACTCGGCATGGGAATTTGCTTTGTAGGGATCATGTTGATAGCTGCTCCGAGCCCCCAGGTACTAGCACAACAGACCGGAGATCAAAACATGCTCAACCTGTCTTTCATCGGGAAAGGTGTGAGCAATCAGGGTACGCGCATTTTGCAGACCGGAGATCTGAGCAATCTTTCGACGGCCGTGGCCACGGCAACCCTCACCCGGGTTGTCGCAGCTCCTGCCAGTGGATCAACCTACATCCGCTCCATTGCGGTGGAGAAATCGACAGGGGCTGGCGGGTCGTTCACTCTGCAATATGGCACCGGGACCAACTGCGGCACTGGAACAACAGTGCTGATCGGCCCGGTTACCAACCCGCCGATCCAGACGTATTACCTGGGAGCGATTGTGCCGGCAGGCCAGGATCTGTGTGCGCAAACCGATGCTTCTACGACTTCGATTCGCCTGCTCTACAACTGACAAGGAAGAGAAGTAAATGCCTTACGCAACCCAATCCGATATTTCACCGCGCCGGATATCGAACAGCGAGCTGATCCAGCTCACCGACGACACCAATTCCGGCTTGGTGAATGCCCAGGTTGTGACCGACATCCTTATCGAGGCATCGGGATTGATCGATTCCTACTGCCGCGCTCGCTACCAGGTACCACTGCAGCAAAGCGATCAGATCAAGGGAGTGTGCCTCAGCATCGCTGAGTATTACCTGTATCTGCGCCGCAAGCGGGTAAGCCCGGACGTGCGCCAGGCTTATGAGGATGCCGTGTCATTTCTTAAAGACGTGTCCAGCGGCAAGGCCGCCCTGGACCAGCCTGCAACGGCCACACCGCAGAGCGGAGGCGGGGCCGTGCAGGTTACACAAGTCGATGAACGATTCAGCGACGACAATCTAGCGGGGTATGTGTGATTCCAACGGTAAGTCTGTCGATCAACGATAAGCAGCTCGACATCACGCTGCGGAATATGTCCCTGCGCCTCGCGCCAGGCCCGATGCTCAATATTGCCGGGCAAGTGATGCGCAGCTCGATTGAGAAGACTTTCCGTGAGCAGGGATCGCCAGCCGGATCGTGGGCACCGCTCGCAGCCTCCACGATCCAACGTGGACGCGGCGGAGCGGGGCGCAAGATTCTGATCCGGAGTGCGCGGCTAAAGAACTCGATGACGTATCAGATCAAAGGCAACCAACTTACGATTGGCACAAACCTGGTGTATGCACGCGTGCAGCAGGAAGGTGGAGAGGCCGGGCGTAGGCCGCCATTCAAGAAGCAGCAGGGCCGTCGCGCTCGCATTCCCGCCAGGCCGTACCTGGTTTTCCGGCCTGACGATCCGCAAAAGATCACGGACGCCATCGAGCGGTACATCCAGGCTGGAGGGCAGCAATAAATGCCCACCCAATTCAAAGTCAATGATGTGGAGCAGGCGCTCATTACAACGTTGAAGGCCAACTCTGCATTGACGGCGCTGAAGGCGCAGATCGCGGCGCTCTCCAGCAATCAATTTGACCAGCAGGGCAATCTGATCGTGCGTCCACCGGCTGTTCTGGTGTTGTATGACCAGACATCAGACGTCGCCGGCAACGACACCACGCGCAAGACTTACAAGACCGTGCATGAGTTCTCTATTTTTTGCGGTGCGAAGAACTTAAGCAGCGTCGATAACGAGCGCGGTGATTGCGAAACGCTGGTTGCCACGGTGCGGGCTGCGCTGGCCGGGCAGCGGTTGGCGATTGACGCCGGATCGACGCAGACGCCCCCGATTGAATTGAACGGCGTAGCTCGTGAGCAATTCGACACCAATGGAGTCTGGTATTCAGCGAGAGTGCTGGTCGAAGCCATCGCGCAGTTTTAAAAAGGAGGAAACCAAGGATGTCAGATTTTGTCGAAGTGCGATTGACCAAGTTCAGGGAGTCGCTGGCGGCCGGCACAGCCGTTCGGGTTCAGGAAGGTGTGCGCGAGTTCATCTTTTTGCCGGGGCAACCGCACCGAGTGACTGTAGCGTTTGATTGGAACCGCGTTCTTAGCCGCCAGCTCATCAACGGCCACAGGCTTTTCGAGATCGTGCCGGAAGAGATCGAGCAGCAGCCGAAAGAGTAAAAACAAAATTTGTGACTGAAGGAGAATCAACCTAATGTCTTACGAGC